GTCCTCCTGTTCCCGATGCTGGTCCTCCTGTTCCCGATGCTGGTCCTCCTGTTCCCGATGCTGGTCCTCCTGTTGTTGGGTCCGACGCTACTGGTGCTGCTGGGTCCGACGCTACTGGTGCTGCTGGGTCCGACGCTACTGGTGCTGCTGGGTCCGATGCTACTGGTGCTGCTGGGTCCGACGCTACTGGTGCTGCTGGGTCCGATGCTACTGGTGCTGTTGGTGCTCCTGGTGCCGCATTATCTGACAATGTTTGTAAATTAATTGTAAGTGGAGAATTTAATGTGTAAAAATCATAATTATCTATTGTTATACCATTTTGAGTCACTTGGGTAATTTTATATATATCATATGAATTATCATACATATATTTATTAATTCCACCATTATAGCTATTTATAACATCTCTTGTTACTGTTGCTGTTGGTGTTCCAAGTTCTCTATCTGTAGTAAAGCTTGCTTCTGTTGATAAACCTGTATTATTTTCAAGAGTATAATACTCAACATTATTTTGACGGTCTAATTTATATATTTTAAAATTATTTGAAAAGCTATCACTCATATTTGTATTTCCTTCTATATCTTTTACCATCATCGAATAACAAAATATAGAAGCTAAAACAAGTAATAATAATAAAATAATTATCAAGTTTTTATTTTTAAAATTGAAAAACATTGCTTATTATATAAAGTAGATAATAAAAAAACTTATTTATATTAATTAATAATGAAAAAAAATATTTTAAGGCAATCATATAATAATGAGTCTAAATTATTTGAAATAGGTATAGATGAAGCTGGAAGAGGACCTATGTTTGGTAGGGTATATACGGGCGCTGTTATTTTACCTAAAAATACTGATTTTAAATATGAATTATTAAAAGATAGTAAAAAGTTTAGTTCTCAAAAAAAAATTAATGAAGTTGCTGAATATATCAAAAATAATGCTTTAGCATGGACAGTATCTTATGAAGATGAAAATGTTATTGATAATATTAATATTAGAAATGCTACATATAGTGCCATGCATAAATCAATAAAAGATATTATTTATAATAATAATTTAAAAGAAACAGAAGAATATTGCAATGAATTTTATTTATTAGTAGATGGTAATGATTTTAAACCATTCACTTATTTAAATAATAAATCTAATATTATTCAACAAATCAATCATGTATTAATTGAAGGCGGTGATAATAAATTTTGTTCTATTGCAGCCGCTTCAATATTAGCTAAAGTTGAAAGAGATAAATATATCAAAGAATTATGTAATTGTTATAAAAAACTAGATCAATATTATAATTTAGAAAAAAATAAAGGATATGGAACTGCAAAACATTTAGATGCTATAAAAGAATTTGGTATTAGTCCATGGCATCGTAAAACTTATGGATGTTGTAAAGAAGCAAAATTAAATAATAGTGATTTCTTTCTTTAAAGAACTTCAAGTTTCTGTCGAAGTCTACGGTTCCATTCATTCTTATATGGCTTACGTTTTTCCCTCTTATTAAAGTTCTTATTTTTTTTAACAATAAGTTCTTTTAAGGTTAGATTTTCTGTATTCAGAATATTATTCTTGCTTTTATCTTCACTACGTTTTGTCATCGAACGTGTTTGAATCTTGTGCCGCTTTTGTGGAATATATTCAATATCTTCTTCATTATAATATTCATTATCTTGTTCTTGTTCTTGAACTTTATTATCATTTAGAATATCTTGTGCTAACTTTACAGCATCGTTCCATTCTTTTTTTTGTGATAATTCTTCCTTATTATATTCTTTTTCATCTTCATTATTAGATAGATCATTCAAATTAATAATAACATTATTTAATTCTTCTTGAGTTCGTGGCTCATAAAACTCTACAAACCAATAATAAGGATCATCATAAATCATCTTTGCCGTTCCTGAAGCTAAATATTCATAAAAAGTTTTACTGCTATTATTTTTATACCATTCATCAATCTCAATTACAGCATATCCAAAATATGGCTTATCTTCTACATAATATTCTGGTTCCGGATGTTCTCGAAAGTCTACATTCTTTACATTTGCAATATTATAATAATCAAACCAATTAATAATCTTCGGGACATCCATAGGTAGAACATAATCAGGAATAGTAAGAGTTTTAATAGAATATAGCATATTATTATTTTCCTCTTCCATAACAGAAGTAATATTTATATATTATTATATTCAAAATAATATAATCAATTTTTTTTTATATTAAAAAAATTGATCTTTTTTTTAATTAATTATTATTTGACTAACTATAATATATGAAAATTCTTGTCTTCGATACAGAAACTACAGGATTACCAGAAAAAGACGATAATGGTAAAGAACCATCTATTTATGATTTTGATAAATGGCCATATATTATTCAAATTAGTTGCATTTTATATGATTTATCTACTAATGATTGTATAATTAAAAATACATATATTAAAATTAATAATAATATTATTATTCCACCAGAAAGTTTTGATAAGCATAAATTAACCCACGAATATTTAAATTCTAATGGTATTAATATTAGTCCTGCTTTGAGAGAATTTAATGAATTATTAAAAATTTCTGATATTATTGTAGGACATAATATTTCTTTTGATAAACGTGTTGTATTTGTTGAATGTCTAAGACATAAAATCCCTCAATATTTTACATCCTTTAGAGGTAAACAACAAATTAGAAAAAATGAATTTTGTACTATGAGGAAAACTATAAAACATTGTAATATAGTTAAAATTAGTAAAAAAACTAATAGACCTTATTTAAAAACTCCTTCACTTAGTGAATTATATTTAAATTTATTTCCTGAATCTAAACTTCCAGATGAACTTCATAATGCTTTAGTTGATATTTTAATTACACTTAAATGTTATATTAAATTTAACTATAATTTAAATATAACAGATTTAAGTGATAAAATTAAAGATTTATGTGTTAAATATAATTGTCTTTAATTTATAGCATATGAAAAACAAGTATTATTAATTACATTATAATGTAATAATAACACATTATAATAATCATACTCTAATATTTCTCTAAAATGTAAATGATTTTGTCCTTTCAAAATCATAAAACCATTATTATCACAATCTAACCCAATACATTCATTTTTATCTGGATTTTCTAGAGTATTTTTATTTAAATTAAATTCTTCAATTGTTGTTTTTTTATTATGAAGATATAAATTCCAATTACTTCCCTCTGGTTTATCTATAATTAATGAACACGTATATTCACATTCAGCCTTATCTACGTGTGCTTTTAATTCTGCACCTTTTACATAAAAAGATACATATGTATAAGTCGGTCTTAATTTTTTTCCTGTTATTTTTTCTACTAATTCTAACATTTCAAAATGAATAATTCTTGATATTATTTCATTATGAGAATTATATCTATTTCTCTTAAAACCATAATCACCATCACCAAAATTAAAAATATTATTTTTTAAAATCTTATTATAGAATTTTTTTAATAATTCAAATACTTCTTTTTTTAAAACATTATTTACTATTACCGGATTTAATTCATCCATTATATATTCTTTTTTCAAATTTGAACTTTCTATTAATTCTTCGCGATTTTTTAATAATTCTAATTGAAATAAAATAAATTCTACATCTTGTTGATAATTATTATCATCAAATATAAATGTATTTATTCTTCCTATATTATGTTTTTGTTTTATTGGTTCTAAAAAATTCTCAAATTTTTTTATTAATAAATCTTTCATATTATTTAATAGTAAATAATTTACTTTTAAATAATATTTATTTTAATTTTCAAGCACCACACATTAAACAATCTCCTTCTTCATTATTACTTTTCTTTTTTTCTGGTTCTATAGTAAATTGTTGGGCGTCATGTTTGGGTTTTCTACGTAAATAATAGATGCCTGTCTTTAATCCTGCTCTCCAACTATAAAAATGCATATTTGTTAATGATTTTGGTTCTGGATCTTCCATCCATAAATTCATACTTTGTGATTGACAAATATATAATCCACGATCACGAGCCATATCTATTAAATTTTTCATTGGTATTTCCCAAACAATTTTATATTTTTCTTTTATATTTTCAGGTAAACCATCTATATGTTGGACGCTACCTTTATTTGCAATAATATTATTTTTTATATTTTCATTCCACATCTTTAATTCTAATAATTCTTCTACTAAATATTTATTTACTAATGTAAAGTCTCCTGCTAATGTTTTTCTACTATAAATATTACTTGTTATTGGTTCAAAACATTCATTATTTCCCAAAATTTGACTTGTACTCGCTGTTGGCATAGGCGCACATAATAAACTATTTCTAATACCACTTTTCATTATTTTCTCTCTTAACTCATCCCAATTATATCTCATAGTATCTGAATTATTGCTCCATAAATCAAATTGAAATAATCCTTCACTTAATGGAGAACCTATAAATGAACTATATGAACCATATAAATTTTCTTTTAAATTATCTATTTCACCCTTTATTGGTTTATATTTATTTAATAATTCTTCTATTTTTTTATCATTTGCAATTGTTCCACTACTCGATGCTTCAGATACATTATAAATATCATATGTTCTACAATGTACTTCATTTGACGTAAAATTCCAATTATTATAATTATATTCACTAACTAAATAACTCATTGCTTCATTTCTTTCTTTACTTATTTCATTACTCTTCTCTAATGCTGCAAAATATATTGTTTCAAAAATATATTTATTTACCTTTTTTGCTTCATCTGAAGCAAACGCTAAATTCATTTTAAAAAATGTATCTGCTAAACCTTGAACACCTATTCCTATTGGACGATGACTAAAATTACTTTTTCTTGTTTTATCATTTGGATAAAAATTTAAATCAATTATATTATTTAAATTTGTTACTAATACTTTTGTTACTTCATATAATTTTTCATAATTAAATGTTCCATCTTCATTTACATACATAGGAAGTGCTATACTGGCAAGGTTACATACCGCTGTCTCGTCTTTATCGCTGTATTCTATAATTTCGCAACATAAATTTGAACTCTTTATCGTGCCTAAATTTTTTTGATTTGATTTTTCATTACAAGCATCTTTATATAAAATATATGGTGTACCTGTCTCCATTTGCGCATCTAATATTTTTAACCATAAATCACGTGCATTTATTTGTTTATTATATCTTTTCTCGTCCTCGTATTTCATATATAATTCTCTATATTTATCACCATAACTATCTTCTAAACCTGGACATTTATCCGGACAAAATAATGACCATGTCTTATTTCCAATTACTCGCTCCATAAATAAATCACTCGTCCATATTGCATAAAATAAATCTCTTGCCTTAGATTCTTCATCTCCATGATTTTTCTTTAAATCCAGAAAATCTTCAATATCAGGATGATGTGGTTCTAAATAAATCGCAAAACTTCCATTTCTTTTACCTCCTTGATCTACATAACGTGCTATTTTATTAAAAACACCCAGCATAGGAATTAAACCATTTGAAGTTCCATTTGTACCTCTTATATGAGAACCCGATGAACGAATATTATGGACATGTAATCCTATTCCTCCACTCCACTTTGAAATTTGTGCACATTCTTTTGCTGTATTAAAAATACCATCTATAGAATCTGATTCCATTGATAATAAATAACACGAACTTAATTGAGGTCTTGGTGTTCCTGCATTAAATAATGTTGGTGTCGCATGAATAAAATATTTATTTGACATATAATCATATGTTTCTTTTAATTTCTCTATATTTGAACCATGAATACACGTTGCTACTCGCATCCACATATGTTGTGGACGCTCTACTATTTTTCCATTTATTTTCAATAAATATGCTCTCTCTAATGTCTTAAAACCAAAATAATCAAATAAAAAATCACGTTTATAATCTATCATGTTTTCTAACTCTTCTTTGTGATCTTCTACTGTTTTCATTACATCATCATGAATTAATCTATATTCATTATTATTTACATCTCTAAATTCATATAAATTTTTTACTGTTTCATAAAAACTTTCTTCTGTATTTTTATGAAGATTTGAAATTGTAATCGCACTTGCTAATTTTGTATAATCTGGATGTATTGAAGCCATCGACGCACTTTGTTCTGCTGTTAATTCATCTATTTCTGTTGTACTTATATTATCTTTTAATTGATCTATTACTTTCATTGCTAATTGACCATATATCACATTTTTTAAGTCCAAATCCTTTCCTACCGTTTTTATACGTTTTAAAATTTTATCAAATGATATTACCTCTTTCTTGCCTGAACGTTTTAAAACGTGCATATCTAAAACATTAGATTTTGTATGTTTCATTTATCTATTTAATATTAATTATATAATTTTAAATTAGTTTAAAATATATTTTTAACAAAAAAATATATTTTTTTGTTTTACTACAGAAATTTTATAATCTTCACTTTTATTTATTATATATCTATTTTAAAATCTCTGTATCAATTTTTAATACTAAATTCTCTTCTTTATTTTCTTCTTTTTTAAAAAGTGACGAATTTATTAAACATCCACCAGTTGGAAAATCACTTTTGCTTTTTGCATCTTCTATTGCTAATTTTCGCTTCTTCTTTTGTCTTTCTTTATATTTACCACTATCTCTCTCGTCTACTAAATTATTCCAAAATATCTCTATCATAGGTTGAACTTTTTTAAACCATAATTTATTTCGTAGAACTAACACATTACTTATTTTTACCAATTTCCAATATATCATCTTTATTAATTCTAAATCTTTATTTTTATTTTTTTCATTATTTTCCCACTCTTTATATGACACTGAATTCAAATCATTTTCCATAAATGGAGCATATACATAATATGGAGATTCATCTTTTAAATATTGTAGTATTACTCCTTTATATTCTACTTCATTATCATTTAAATAATCTTCTTCTGTTTCATATTCTACAAATTTTGTTTCTAAAAAATCACATTCATTTAAATCACATACTTCCATTTGAAGTTGCATCTGAATCCAATATTCCATTTTTGGAATTCCTGTTATCTCTCGTGATACTACATTCTTTATTTCCAACATTCTACCAAATAATTTTGAATTTTTATCACATACAATTCCATCTGGAGATGCCGCTATAAAACTATAATCTTTGTGTGGTATACAACCAAATTCTGATACCTGTGTTTTATTTATATATTCATAATATAAAATTGACACCGGTTCATATTTTTGACCCCAATGCATCGGACTATTTGTATTAGTTACTTTAAATTTATTTACATCTAATGGCTCACATTTCTCTAATATTAGTTGTGTTTGACTATAATCACTTACAAATATTTTATATATATTTGATGCTGTTAATGTTGAATTTCTAAATATATACCACTCATCACTTCTTTGTTCTGGTTGTACTATATTCATTAATTTTTTTAATTTTTTATCCATATTTTTTACATCTATATACTCTTTTCTAATATAGCTTTTTATATATGACCTTTTTGGTATTAAATATTTAAATACTAATGATAGACCCATTTTTAAATAATTTTTCAATAATTTATTACTTTCTTCATTTGATATTTTATATATATTTTCTAATATATTACTATTTATGTATTCATCATATAATAATTCTAAACTATATTGATATACTACATCATATAAATCTGTATACATTAATTGTAAAATATTTTCCTCTATAAACTCTACCATTATTGATGTTACTTTTAATAAAAATTCTTCATCTAATCCAGATACTTTATACTTATTTATCAAGTATTTTAAATAGCTTTTATATTTTTCACTATTCATATACCCTAATTGATAATATAATATTTAAATTATATTATTTTATCAATTTAAAAAAAAATAATATAATTTTAATACTTACTATAGATTTGCTCTATTTAATCTTTTATTTCCAATATATCCAATATATCCAATATATCCAATTATTGAAAATGTTGACATATAAAATAATAAATCAATTGATAATGCTATTTTTAAACTACCTGTATTTCTTTTACATAATACATTTCTCATTACATTTTTTAATACCTTATTATTTACACTTTCTGCTTCACAATTACATCCATTACATGTAGTCATAATGATTATTATTTTATTATTATTCTTAAATAATTTTATCAATTTTAAAATTATTATTCATGAATTTTTATTGTTTTTGCCTTTCCTCTTTTATCCGATGGTAAAGATTTTATTGTCGATACATGTTTATCGTCTTTTCTTAATATATAATTTCTGTCTTCTTGATTAAAAATTAAATATGGAATACTTAATATCTTATTATTATCTTTATCATATAATACTTCTTTTGTTTTCATTAAACATTTTCTATCTAAGCACCGTACTAAATACTTTTTTAAATCTTCTACTTCTTCTTCTGATAATTCATCATTTTCTTTTAATATTTCAGTATAATTATATAAATGCTTGATTTTTTGTGTCTTGTCTAATTTCGACCAAGATTCTTTCTTATTTGCAATCGATTCATCGTCTAAATAATTTGAAATTTTAAAACTATTATTATATTTATCATATTTTGGATTTATATCTGTTCCATTTAATAACATCGTCTTATATGCTATATTTTTTAATTCTTGACAATTATCTGTCTTTTTTGATTTCTTTTCTTCCGTACTTATATTACTTATATCATTTGTTATTTTATTAGTTATCATATTATATTATATATAGTTTTGAGTTTAAACCCTTTTCATTTATATAGTTTTTAACTTTATATTTTGTTAATCTTTTTAAATTAAAATCATTTATATATATTATATGAAATCTATTATTATTAATACTAATAAACCTATTCAAAAATCTACCGAAAAACCCCCCCCTAAAACAAGAGAAAAAATTATTAATTTACCTAATGATATCTCTCAAAATATTATTCAAAATATTAATAATCATCAATATCAACTTAACATTATTAACAAATTATATCTTGACGAAACTTTTCCAGAAAAAAAATTTATTATTAGTGAACTTAAATCTAAAATATCTTCTTATAAACAACAGGATATTAAAAAAACTATTCATGAAAAAGATAATCTTATTTCCATCGATGATGTTATTGAAAAATTAGTTTCATGTAAATTAAAATGTTACTATTGTAATAAAAATACTTTCATATTCTTTGATAAAGTTCGTGACTCTTATCAATGGACTTTAGACAGATTAAATAATCTTGATGAACATACTTCCGATAATACTATTATATCTTGTCTTAAATGTAATTTAGAAAGACGAAGAAAAAATAGTGAAAAATTTAAATTTACCAAACAACTTGAAACTAACATTATTAAAATTAAGAAACTTTAACTTTTTGTTCTTCTCATCTCATCTCCCCAACCTGGTAAATATAATTCAACATCTTCATCATGGCTATTACATACGCGTTTATTTCTATGACTACAACTATCATTATTACAACAATTATCTTCATTTGTTAATTCTCTCTTTGTGTTATTTAAAATATGATTTTGTAGATTTGATACTGCTATTTCTTGAATGTTCTCATCTAACTCTCTAAACCATTCTGGTGCTTTAAATTCTAATACATAATTATGTTTTCCTTCATTCGTCTTTTCTACTACTTTTATCGCATTTTCCTCAGTCAGCCTATTTATAACAGACGCAATATATTCTTCTGCTTCAGACAAATTCATTTATTATTTATTATATTATTAATTAATAAATAATATTTATTATCAATTTTTATTTTTCTTTTTTTTTCTTTTTTTACTCCTTTGTTTTTTTAATGTTCTTTTTTTATTTTTTTTTGATACTATTCCTAATTTTGTCCAATATTTTAAATCATTTAAATATTCTTTTCCTACTTTTACAATCGGTTCTTTTCTAAATCTTTTTGTTGGTCTTAAATGTAATTCATCTACTCTATCTTTATCATTTTTAAATGTATTAATATAATAATTTATTTTAATTCTATCATTTTGATTATATAACATTAATTCATCTTCTGGAATACGATTAAATCCACTATTATAATATATTTTTGCGTTTCTATACATTCTGTTTTTTGTTTTATTTCTTGTTAACATACTTTATATATTTTATTATTAAAAATATTTTGCCATATAACTTCCTTTTTTTGTAAAACCTTTTTTTGTATAAAATCCTTCTAATAATGTTGAACAATCTAATATACATTTATAACATTTCGCTCTTTCTGACATATTTACTACATAATTTAATAATAACCCACCTATACCTTTTTCTCTATAATTCTCCGAAACTACAAAATCTTCTATATGCCCTACTCGTCCTCCATTATGAATTAATTTTTGCTCTATTAATAAAGTTATTCCACCAATTATATCATCATTTTCATCTATATATAAATATATATTGTCTTTCTTTGGTAGTCCTACTATTATTTTTATTAATAAAGGATATGTTAATATTTTTTTATCTATTAATTTTCTACTATCTATTAATGATAACTCATTATATAAATCTATTATTTCGTTATAACGTTTTTCAGTTATTTTTAATTCTTTTATACTTACTATCATTTATTTTATTTTTATAAATACTTTTTAAATATTTTAATATAAATACATTAATCTCTCTAATACTATATTTATACATGAATATTACTACACAGAATGATTTATTATTAAATAAACTTATGTTATTCTACAATAAAGATGACAATCTTGATAAAATGCTTAATATTATTAATGGAAAATCTAAAATATCTCTCCGTATTGTTGATTGGTTTGCTACCAATTATTCTAAAAAAAATTACACCGTATATCCTATCGAAAAAAATGATACCATTGAAAGATTTAAAGTTTATAATGATTATAAATTAAATTTAAAAGCTTATTCTAAAAAAAGATTTGATCCTTTCTGTCGTTGGGAGAGAATTACTATTCCTTATAAAAATGATACATATATTCAAACTACTCTTGGACAACTTAATTTTTTTAAATGGGCTTTATCCAATAATGTTATTCAATTTATTGAAGTTAATTATGATAGTATTGATTGTGATATGAACGAACGTAATAGTTCTACTAAATCTAAAAATTTCTCTATTAATTCTAATAGTTCTACCGACACTAATTATAGTTCCTCATCTCTCTCTTCCAATTCATCTTTAAACAAAACTCGCAAAAAAAGAGAAGAATTATCATTTAACGCATCTAAAGGTGTTAAAAAAGAAACTGTTGAAGTTGTTATTTCATTTTAATTTTTTATATTTTAATATATAAATGAATAAAATTATTTATATATTCTTATTTGGTTGTTTTATTGCTAGATTAGCTATTGCTATTATTGCCAAAACTATTAACACCAATTACTTACCTTATATGGCTATTATTACTTCTATTATATCTCTCAGTTTTTTTAGAGGATACTTACTTAATTCTCCCAAAATAGGATTTTTTGGAAATAAGGCTTGGTGGCATGATTATAGAATTTTACATTCCTTTAACTATGCTCTTTTCTCTCTTTTGGCATTTAGTAAAAATAAGAATTCCTGGATCGTCTTATTTATTGATGCATCTCTCGGCCTTCTTTTTTTTATTAATAAATATTTTCTATAAATTATAAATTGAATTCATTTCTATTTATAATTTATATATTACCAATTATGACTAATAATTATAAACGCTCATTTGAAAAACCTACCGTGATTTTAGATAGACCTATGACCCCTTACGATATTAAACCTGAAGTCTGGAATATTGTAGATACAAAAAAAAATTATTTAGTTTATTATCCTGCACTTGTTACTTCCCGTCTTATTTCTTATAAACCTTCATCTATAGGTTTCAAATTTGAAACTCGAAACACTATTTATATATGTGATTGGGCTCCTACTATTCTTGTTGTTGAACAAAATGCTTTAGATGAAATTCGTAATAGTATTTAATCATCTATATCTTTCAATTTATCTTTTACATATGTTTCATTACATATTTTTTTAACTATCTTATCATCTATACCATCATCTATTGGCTTCCCTAACTTTGACATAGCCTTCGCATAAAACATCTGTTTTGAATCATCTTCCATAAAATTTGGATTTGCTTTCGTCCAATTTGTTAATGCTGTATAATTCTTATTTGATGTCTTCTTTATTATTTGTTTTATCTTTTCTTTATTTTTATCTTTCTCCCAAGTATCATTATCTTTTATATATAAAGTCTCTCGTTTTGTATCCGTGCAATGAACCGGTCGTTCATATAAACTTAATTTACTCATATTTTCCATTATTACATTACTTATTCCTTTCTCTAAACCATTTCTTTTTGTAAAATCTAACTGTTCTAATGAAACTTCTATTGATTTTATAAAATCACTCATATTTATCGCATCTTTACATTGTTCATTTAAAAATACATTTATGCTAAATTGATTATTTGTTGTATTATGACTATTGCTTGTATTATTATTTCCTATTTGTGGAACTAATTCTTTTATTGTATTTGTTAATTCTTGATTTTGATTTCTTAGTTCCTTATTTTCATTTATCATAGTTAAAACTAATTCTTGAGATATTATTGGTTTTGTATTTATTTCAGTTATTTCTACACATTTTTCTTCATAATTACATTTCTTTTTATGAACCGACAAACCTTGTTTATATTTATATTCTTTTCCACATTTACAAACAAATTTTTTATTTTCAGTTAATTCGTTTTCTGTTATTTCGTTTTTAATAAAGTCATCATTTATTCGTTTTTTATGTTTATCGGTTAATAAATGTCTTTCATAATCAGTTTTTTTAAACGTTATAAAATCACATACTTCGCAACTATATTTTTTTTTCGTTATTTCGTTTTTTATAGTCATTATATATATAATTATTTAAAAAACTCTCTAAATTCTTTTATTTTTTATATAAAATATTAATTTCATTAAGTGTAACTTGTAAGGTCGTTAATATATTTTCTATGTTTTCTATTTTTTCAGTATTACATTTTTGTTTTTGTATTATATATTGCATTTTTTCTTCCAATTCTAACTCAGGCATATCTTTATTATTAATAATTTCTACACATTTATCATTATATTTACAAATAGTTTTATGTTTACACAAACTGGATTGATGTTTATAAGATTTTCCACAATTACATTTAAAATTTTTATCTTTTATGGGATTTTTTATAAAGTCTAAATTAGTATTAATTAGTCTATTATGTTTTTCGGTAAATAAATGTTTATTATAATCTTTTTTATTATGAGTGCAGTAATTACATCTTTCACATACAAATTTTTTTTGATTAATTATATTTATTTTATTTTCTTGTAATTTAGATTTTTCAGGTTTTTTTATTTTATCTTCTTCATCTTTAATACAAAATGCTATTGCTGTATTTAAACCACTATTATATTTATCTATATAATTTTGTTCTACTTTTCTTGCTTGTTCAAAATTATTACATTCAACATCATCAATTATCACTATTTTCCAATTATCCCATCCACCATGTTCTCTTATAAAAGTATATAATTTAGAATTACAATTATTACAACTTGTTTTATGTGCTGACTTTCTATTAACAAAATTTGTTGTATGTCCTATATATAATTCTTTAATATTGGGGTCTCTACAAAAAATTTTATAAATAATAGTATTAGAATAATCAATCTTCTTTTTAGGCATTATACACTCTTATACACTCGTATATTTAAATCAATTTTTATAAAATTATTTTTTCGTTTTCAGTCATTATTATTCGTTTTTTAGTCATCAAAAGTCATCAAAACACGGATGACCGAAAATAACGAAAAAACGTCAAAAAAA